CTACATACTATCTAAAATATCAATAGCTTTGTCATTTTCTTCTTTGAATTTTTCGTCTAATAAATGAGAGTAAATGGAAGTGGTTATTGATATGTTTTTATGTCCTAATCTTTTGGAAATATAATATATTGATACGCCTTTAGCAAGGAGATAAGAGCAGTGTGTATGTCGTATTGCATGTGAAGTTATGCTAGAAATAGATAATTTGTCACATGCTTTTTTTAATGTCTTATTTATCGCATTTACCGAAATAAAGTAACCTGTTTCTTTAAATATATAACCATCATAACTAACTGCTAGCTCATTAATTACGCTTAGTATATGTTTCATATCAGATTTTGCTATTTCAATATGACGAGGAGATGAATCTGTTTTATGTTCATTTATAAATAATTGATTTTTAATTTGATCTATATAATCTATCTTCATATATCTTACGCCACTAACACGACAGCCCGTACAAATCATAATATACAACGCTAATGCTGAACGAGTACGTTTTTGTTTTATATAATCTTTTAATTTTTCATATTCAGTTAAAGATATATATTTTTCTTTTTCACTCTTAGATGTATTACCAGCCTTATAACTCACTTTATAGGTAGGATTTTTGTTTATTAAGCCATCATAAACTGCGTCTTCTAGAGCTGAGCGTATAGCTCCGTTAGTTTTACGAATGGTTTCTTTTGCATGATTTTTTGAAAAATTATTGATGAATTTTTGATAAATTTGTCTATTTAATTTAGATAATTTCACATTTCCTATTTTATGATTTTGTATATGCTTTAATGTAAAATGATAATGACGATAAGTTGAAGTAGCAACTACTGATTCTTTATAAGTTTCAATCCAATTTTTAAAATAGTCTTGCAAAGTTAAATCATTATCGTAATCAAGTCCATTTTTTAATTCGCTTAATTTATCTAATCCTTCAGAGTTTGCTTCACGTTTTGTTCTAAATCCTTTTTTACGATAGCGTTTGCCTTCATAAGTAAATTCATATTGCCATTTTTTCCCGTCGTAACAACGTGTTTGCATATTATTCCTCCTAAAAAAGATGAAAATATAGAAGTTAGAAACTTTAAATACTTATTCGAACTCTATTTCATATAATGATTCGTTAATTTGTTCGTACATCTCGTATTTCTCTAAATAATCAAACCAGACTGAATTAGGTTTTTTCTCGTGCTCTTCTACAATAGATTTAACCTTTTCATAAATATTATTTATTAAATCCTTATACATATCATTCGCAGCTCTTTCTATTTTTGCTTCTGACCAACGTTTTTTAGGTGGTCTCCTCTTATCTTTCTCTAATTGATGGTTAACAGATCTATCATAAAAGCTATCTAACGCCGTTAATCTTCCTTCCATGTGTTCTTGAAAATCTTTCAAATTCATTTTAAACTCCTCCTAAAAAGTTTTTCTATCTCCTGTTTGGTCTGATTTTGGTAAGGGGAACCCTTTTCTATATTCTTCTTGAACGTAACCTTTAATTACTTTCACCATATTTGATTCTGAGTAATCACCTCTTAAATGAAATTTTCTAAAGAAATAAATCATCTTTATTAGTTCGTCTTCTGGTGATTCTGGTATCATATTTTTGAGATATTCATCTAGTTCTTCATTCATTGTTATGTCTCCTTTTTAAGAACGTATGTTCTATTTCGTTTTAAAAAATATATAGGGCAGGGGTGCTGCCCAAATATATTACTTTATATCAGAATTTTTAATTATCCAATTTGCTTTATATGTTTCCAAATCAGGTTCGAAATTTAATTCAGCTTTATATTCCTCTGCTTCTGGAACATCGTAATATTCGTATCCACTGATACTATTACCTTTGTTTAAAAACTCTGTAAAGCTGTCGTTAGTATCATCCATGCCGAAAAAGTTTTTTTGAGTATTAGAATCTACTGTGATATTAAAATCTGTTGAATCAGCTAGTATTTGATCATCGCCGTTGTTTTTGAAATCATATGTAACTTTCAATATTCTTCCTTTATCAGGCTCTGAATATTCACTATCTGGTTGTACAAATTCAGCTTTTGCAACTTTAATATCAACACCGCCAAGTCTGATGGTATCACCAACATTTAAATTTTTCTTATTATTACTAGTTTCTTCATCATTTGATTTTGAAGATTTACTTGAATTATTGTCTTCACTTTTGCTAACTGTATAGTCGTCATTAGATGGAGATGCAGCAATAGAACCGACTAAACAAATTAATCCTACTACAAATAATATAATTGTGGTGATTAATATGCCCTTTACTTTCCTCTTTCTTATAGCTTTTACAACTGTAATAATTAAAGTGGTTATAAAAGCTATTGAAATTAAAAACCACATAAACAATAAAAATAACATCATAAAACATTCTCCTAAATAATATATTTATGCTATAAAAACATATTAATATTAGTTTACAAAAACTATATTATCTTTTGTAGTATGTATAACAAAATATTTTTAACATTTTACACAATTACATGTTTAATATACAGTTTATTGAAATTGTCGTTTAATTATTTAATTCATATAACTTTCTATTCCGAACAACTTATTTAAAAGCACACGTGTACAAAGACACGTGCATAATTTATATATAATTATTATTTATAGAATAACTCTACCTGCGAATTTAACATCAGAATCTCCGTAAAAATTCATATCTCCATATTTAGGGTTTAAAGAAACTAAACGAATATGATCTTGATATATGAATACTTTTTTAACGTATGCTTCGCCATCTACAACGAATACACCTAATTGCCCACTATTAATACTTGTATTTTCTTCTACAAATATAATTTCTTTGTGTTCAAAAAGTGGTTCCATAGAATCACCATTAATTTGTAAAGCAAAATCATGAGGTGGTACAACGCCAGCGGGGTAGTTCACTGTGAATTCTATATCGTCTACTAAAGTTTCACCGGTACCTGCCGACACATAGCCATTTACATTTACTTTTTCAGTTTTGGAATCTTTATATGATTGTAGGTAAATAATATTCTCACCTTGTTGCTGCACAGAGTAATGATGTTCTGCATAAGCTAAAACGCGTTTTTGCCTCTTTTCTTCTAATTTACTCGAGACTTCGTTGATTTGTGTGAGTGTATTAGGTAAACTTTTTTCATCATATAATTCATTTATAGCTACATTAAAATAGTCTGCTATAACTTTAGCTGACGATAACCTAGGTTCTTCTTTTTCGTTTTCCCATTTAGATATTTTTCCTTTTGTTAGTTTTACAACGTCAGGATATTTATTGTTTAAATCATTTACTAATTCTTCCATAGTTAAATTATTTTGTTTACGTAATCGTTTTAGACCTTTTCCAACGCCCATTTTGAATACCTCCTTAATTAACATAAGTTAATTATACATGTTTCGAAATCGAAACACAAGGAATCCCTTGTAAAAAGTTATTGACAACGAAACATTAGAGATGTAAACTGTAATTAAGTTATCGTAATCGAAACAAAAAGGAGGTAACTTTTAATGGTGATAAAAACAAAAGTTCAGCCATATAACAAAATAAAAAGTTATATAGCGCTTTATGGTTTAACACAAAAGCAAGTGGCTGATGATATAGGAATAAGTAGAAGTTTATTAAACATTAAAATCAACAGAATAGAAGGTAGGGATTTTTCAACATCTGAGGCTAAAACTTTGGCTGATTACTTAGGGATTAAGGTTGATGATTTTTTTTGAATTAAAAGTTTCGAAAACGATAACTTTTTTAAAGGAGGAAGCAAAATGCAAAATTTACAAGTATTTAAAAATTCACAATTTGGAATTTTAGAAATTTTAACCATTGAAGGTAAGGAATGGTTCCCAGCAATTAAAGTCGCAAAAATTTTAGGATACTCCAACCCTCATAAAGCTGTAAGAGATCATACAAAAGAAAAGGGGGTAACGATTCGTTCAGTCCTTTCAAATGGTGGAAATCAAAACAAGAAATTTATTGATGAAGGTAATTTATACAGATTAATCACTAGGTCAAAATTACAACAAGCAGAAGAATTTGAAGAATGGGTGTTTGAAGAAGTTTTACCCTCCATTCGCAAACATGGCATCTACGCTACTGAAAGTGTAATAGAACAAACTATGAAAGACCCAGATTACATTATCAATATTCTTATGGAATACAAACAAGAGAAAGAAAATAACTTAATTTTGAAACAAGAAATTGGTGAACTTAAACCTAAAGCTGATTATGTAGACGAAATATTAAAATCGCCAGGAACTATGACGATAACACAAATTGCAGCTGATTACGGTCTGTCTGCTCAAAAGTTAAATAAATTACTGCATGAAGCACGTATACAACGTCGTGTAGGTAAACAGTGGGTTTTATACACAGAACATATGAATAAAGGTTACACAAAGTCAGAAACAATTAACATTGTTCGTTCAGATGGCACACCAGATACACAACCACAAACAAAATGGACGCAAAAAGGCAGATTGAAAATACATGAGATTTTAACTGAATTTGGTTATGAAGCTCAAGTATTAGAAGTATAGCGAGTGAATTAAAACGACTTTCAGCGCTCACATAGAGCATTTAAGAGCGAGAGTAGGCGATGATATGAGCCACACCATAATACATGAAAGGTCATTGCGAAAACTAAATGTTGTATGTGGGTGCTGAAAGAGAAATGGAGAGATAGGACATGGGACAAACATTAAATGTTGAAATAACTATACCTAAAGGATATGTACTTGTTGATTCAGTTAGGTTACAAGAATTAGAAGAATCTTCATTAGATCCAGTTTGGGATATGAATGATTTAAAACAAAAATTGAAAATGTCGTCAGTTGACACTATCAAAGATAAATTATTGTATAACCCTAAATTTGAAAAAACTCTGAGAAAAGAAGGCATCGCACATTATCCAAACAGAGAGTTTAATCGTTGGAGATTTAATGCTAGAAAGATGAATAGCTTTATTAACGAAAACTTTGAAGCTATACATGGAAAGGAGAGATAAAATGAACGGTATTATATCAGTTTTAACATCGATATTAGCAATGTCACTTTCATTCATATTTACAAATGATTTCATTCATTTAACAGTAATCTACTTTGCAACATTCTTCATAACATACTGTTGGTTTTGGCCTGAATTTTTCAAGACAATAAAAAAGACTGAAAGCAACGGCAATTGCTAACAGTCGAAATATACTTATGTCATTTATCTATATAAGTATACCACCAAAAATAGGAGGTAGACAAGATGTATTACGAAACAGGTACAAGCAAAAGTAAAAAAATCCAATTATTAGGCTTTGATTTCAAAATTAATTTGTACAAACACGACGATAATATAGAGGTCACATTATTAAATGAAAATAACGATTTTATAGATGGTATTCATATCTATGACGAATATGCAGGTATAGCTACTGCGCAAGAAATATTAGAATACTCTGCTTATATATGGATAGAACAGAACACAGATGAAGCAGACAGAATAATGAATCGAGTGATGCAGTGGTGAAGAAACAAAAATTTAAACGATTAGCCATTGATCTATTACAAAAAATAGAAGGCGAAGGCATGATTATCGAATATATAGATAATACGATTTGGTTTCATCATTCACATGATAACTATAAAGAAGGCATGGCAAGTATATATATGTTTAATAACACACATAAAGATACTGAGATATTAGCACGCTATGAACAAGCAAAGAAAGTTATTGCGGGTGAAAGGTTGGTTTGCGATGAGTAATATATTTGAGTTAACAGATAACTATAAACAAGTCTATGACTTAATTTCTGAACAGGGCGATGAACAAGCTTTAATAGATACTTTAGCAAGTATTAATGATGCGTTAGAAGATAAAGCAGATGGTTACGCATCAGTGATTAAATCGTTACAAGCAGACAATAGTGCAATTGATGAAGAAATCAAACGTTTAAAACAGCGTAAAACATCAAACGAAAACGGTGTTAAACGTTTAAAAGATAATTTAAAAGAGTCCATGGAATTTACTGGTAAAGAAAAATTTAAAACAGCATTCAACAGTTTTAGCATTTCTAAAAATGCACCTAGTAAAGAAGTTTTAGACGAGAAACTCATACCTAAAGATTATTGGATTTCTCAAGCGCCTAAAATAAATTCTAAATTACTCTTAGATGATTTGAAAGCTGGTAAAGAAGTGCCAGGAGCAGAAATTAAACAAACTAGAAGCTTAAGGGTGAGATAAATGAGTGAGGAACTTAATATATATCGAAAAATAGCGGATGTAAAAGCTAATATAGATGGATTCACAAAAGATACAAAAGGCTATAACTTTACTTATGTATCAGGTTCACAAATATTGCATCGCATTAGAAATAAAATGATTGAACATAGGTTGTTATTAATACCTAGTACATCAAATGAAAAGTGGACTACACATACTTATAAGAATAAAAAAGGACATGAAGTTATAGATTTTATAGTAGAAATGGATTTGAACTATAAATGGGTTAATGCAGATAAACCAGAAGAACAATTGGATATTAGTTATCATGCATTTGGTCAACAAAGTGATATATCACAAGCACATGGTACAGCTTTAACTTATTCAGAACGTTATTTCTTAATGAAGTTCTTTAATATACCAACTGATGAAGATGATGCAGACGCTAAAGAAAAACAAGATAAGTATTCAAAAGTAGACCCTAAAAATGTTGAAGAACTCGAGAAAGAAATAGAAAAGTTTAGTGAGTTAATGAAGTCATTAGGTACAGATGTTTCTACTGCGCAAGTTAAAAGTCAGTTAGATATCACAGATATAAATCAATTAACTAATAACCAAATAGCTGCATTGATAACTAAATTAAATAAATGGAGTAAACAAGCAATAGATAAGGAGAATGCCCAATGATTAATAGAGTTGTATTAGTAGGACGTTTAACGAAAGACCCAGAATTCAGAACAACACCATCTGGCGTAAGTGTCGCAACTTTCACCCTAGCTGTTAATAGAACGTTTACAAATGCTCAAGGTGAACGTGAAGCAGATTTTGTAAACTGTGTTGTATTTAAAAAACAAGCAGAGAACGTAAATAAATATTTATCTAAAGGTAAGTTAGCTGGTGTTGATGGACGTATTCAATTACGTAGTTATGAAAACCAAGAAGGGCGTCGGATTTTTGTTACGGAAGTTGTTACAGACAGTGTTCAATTCTTGGAACCTAAAAACAACGGACAGGCAAACAACATCTCTAAAGGACAACAGACAGGCACGAATAACCAACGTTCAAGCTATGATAACCCATTCGCTAATAACAATGGACCTATTGATATTAAAGATGATGATTTACCATTTTAATTGTATACAACTCAAAGGTGATTGAATGGCAATAATTAAAAGTTACATCCAACAAGATGACGGCACAATAACTGCTGTCATCGAGGGTGTAGAACTAACTAATAAAGACTTTCTACTACTTGATAATGGATTAGAAGTTGAATGCGATGTAGATGTGATTGATCCTTACAGGATAACAGGTAAACAACGTCGTAAAGTATTCGCGACGATAAGAGATATATTCGACTATTACGGGCAACCGATGGACTATTTAAGATACATGTTCCAAAAACAGTTGGAGTTCTTACATGGCTATGAACCGATGTCATTAAGTAATTGTAGTCGAAGACAAGCGAGTGAATTAATCGAACTCATATTAGATTTTATATTCCAATATGACATACCGATGAGAAAGCAAACGAGTGACCTCATGAGTAATGATAAATACTTTCTATACAAATCTACCATTAACCGAACTTGTGTTATATGTGGCGCTGTAAATGCTGATTTAGCACATTATCAAACCGTAGGTAATGGACGAAATAGAAACAAAATAAATCATACAAATAATAAAGTATTAGCCTTATGCAGAAAGCATCATACAGAACAACATCAAATAGGCATGGAGACATTTAATCGTAAATACCACTTACAAGATAGTTGGGTGGATGTAGACGAAAAACTGAATAAGATGTTGAGAGGTGAAAATTAAACTATGGGCATTATTAGAACTAATAAATCTACAGGTAACTTCTTTATAGCAAGTAAACATTATGTAGAAGATACTAACTTATCTTGGAAAGCTAAAGGAATAATGAGTTATCTATTTTCTAAACCTGATGATTGGCAAATATATCAAACTCAATTAGAAAAAGTATCAACTGATGGTAAAGCTAGTGTTAGGACAACGATAAATGAACTTTTAGAAAAAGGTTACATGACTAGGAAAAGTAGACGTAAGCACAATGGTGATTTTGATGGTTATGATTACACATTACATGAATATCCTAAAAACAATGATGGGGTTCGAAAAATGGAAGTCGCGAAAATGGACATCGCGAAAATGGAAGACGCGGAAATGGTATTCGCGAAATCGGACACTACTAATAATGACTTTACTAATAATGATTTAACTAATAATAACAATACTAAGAATGACAGTAGTAGTACACAGCCATCGCCGTTTGATTTCTATCAGGAAAATGGATTTGGAATGCTTAAACCATATGTAGCGGAACAAATCGGTTATTGGATAGACGACTTTAAAGATAACGGTAATGAAATAGTTATTGAAGCAATGAAAGAAGCTGTTAACAATAATGTAACTAGGTGGAGTTATGCTAACTCAATATTAAAAGCTTGGTACAACGATGGTGTAAAAACTGTAGAAGATATACAAGCAAGAAATAATAAGAGAAACAGTAAACAAGAGAGCGATTACGACAATAGTCAATACAACGACATATTTTAGGTGGTGTTTAATATGAACGGCTTAGAAAAAGCTATTAAACAATCGGGGTTTAGAAATGAATTGATAGAAAGTGAATTCGGTTTATTCTGCGATAAATGCAATAACAAGTACGACTACTACAAATTTGATAATGGGCAAGTTGTAAAAGATGGTTGTGACTGTGAATTGATTGAACATCATAAGCAACAAAAAGAGGCATTTTTTAAACGAATAGAAAGAAACAAAATTGAAAAGATTTATCGTTATTCTATTATTCCTTATGACTTACAAGAAGCAACATTTGAAAACTATGAACCACAAAACGAAAGTCAGGAAAAGCTATTTAATATATGCAAAAGATACGCTGATAACTTCGAATTAAAAAACAAACAGTCTTTATTATTACAGGGAGACTTTGGATTAGGTAAATCTCATTTAGCTATGGCAGCACTACACGAAATTAAATCTAAAGGCTATAGCGTCCTTTTTATAGATATACCTCAGTTATTAACTGCATATAAAGATACTTATAACAAAAATAGTGAGATGAACGAGACAGATTTAGACGAAATCATAGAGAAAGTAGACTTGATGGTTTTGGATGATTACGGAACATCTGTTAACACTTTTGGAAATCAGAAGTTATTCAGTGTTATGAATATGCGAAAAGGTAAGCACAATATCATTACAACGAACAACACAGCTAAAGAGTTAACGAAAAATAAAGACTTAGCAAAACAGTTTAGCAGAATGATGATGAACGCAACACCGATAAAAGTAGATGGTGATGATTACAGACTGAAAGGATTGGTTTAAATGTTAAAAACACAATACGTAAAAGACTTTTTAGACGCACCAAACTTAAGTGATATGTACGCACAGAAGTTCATAGATGGGGCAAATGGAGACGAAACAATGTTAGATGAACTTTTATTCGCAGAGAAAGCAAAACGCGCTACAACAGACGCGATTCGTGAGGTGTGCTAAATGGGATTGAGTACAGAATATAGATTAAAACAAGGTGACAGTAATATAACTATCGATGTTATCCCGTTAGATAATAATAGAAACCGTGTATTCGGATTGCATTATCATTTCGGCATAGATGAATACATTATTAGTGATGAAAGATTAGAAGAAATCAAACACACATACAAATTAGAGCGTGCAGATCAAACAAGCATATTTGATTACATGTAGGAGTGAACAGATGGAACATATAGAGATTACGGTAGATGCACCTATGGCGTCACCTAGACCAAGGTTTAGAAACAATGGTAAATACGTCCAAACTTATATGCCATCCAAATATACCAATCACAAGAAGAACATACAGGCGCAAATGCCTAATCTGATGATTGATACACCTATCAAATTAACAATAGAGTTTCACTTTCCGTTGCTTAAATCATGGAGTAAGAAGAAACATGTAGCGATGATAGGGCAATATAAAGTAACTAAACCTGATATAGATAATCTTATAAAAACAGTATTAGACGCAGCTAATAAACACGTATGGCAAGACGATAACCAAATAGTAGAGATAGCAAGCTTTAAGAAATATGCAGAGACTCCAAAAGTGGTTATGGATATTGAAGTATTGGAGTGAATCAAATGAGTGAAGAAACATTCAAAATTAAATACACAATCGAATATGAAAGACAATATACATTTCCTGCAATTGTAGATGAAGAAAATGAAGATATAGAACTTAGGATGTCGAACCATATGTTTACAAACTTAGATGAGTATACAAGTTCAGAATTATTTAAGGATATAGATGAAGTTAGGATTACAGACAGAGGATTTTGAGGTGAAATAAATGGAAACACTACTTGTTAAAGGTAAAACATATCACATTATGGGTGAAAACCTTAAATGTATGTATAAGAATGATTTAAGTAAAAACTATGTAAGCAAAAGGTTGCTTTACGGTTGGACATTGCATGAGGCGTGTAAAGCACCTAGACATTATCGATTAAACGATTATAGAGATGTACAAAAACGTGAACAATTAAAGTATTCAAAAATGAAAAATGAGCAGTATAAAAAACTTAAACATAGAGAAGATCATCCTTGGTTGTACGATGGTACACCGCAAGTACATGCACGTAGTAAATATGTAGCTGATTTAATGAAAAACGATATATTCCCGAAGGTGGTTAAATAAATGTCAAAAGAAACATTAAAAGTTGGTGACTGGATTCAATACATTGCGATAAATGGACAATCACAACACGGTAAAGTTGATAGATTAGTAGAGGATATGAATGAAAAAGAAACACGTGTTGATTTAAAACTATTAAATGGGCAAAAAGATTCCATTTGGATAAATGATGATTGGATTAAGGCACATCCTAATGCATCAAGTCTATTGGACGAGAAGTATAACGAAAGAAATGAACAATCTAACGACTTACAACAACGTAAGCGTAATAAAAAGATAGTGCAATGGTCAGATGATATTAAATTGAAATTCACTGAGAGAGTAATTCAAGATTTATCCCCGTTAGCTGCTTATCACATTGGTAACGCTATAGATTTGTTAGCAGTGGCAGAAAGCAAAGAGGATATAGAACAAGCTAGATGGTCAATACAACGTGCATATGAGAATTGGGATTAATTCAGTTATAGATATAAATATATTATAGAGTTTAAAGATTAGCGATATCAGTTATAGGAGGACAAATAAATGGTAAAGATTAAACGTAAAGTAGAAATGACACACGAGGAATACGCAAAGTACTTGATTGATAAATTCGGTATAGCTAGTTATGAACGTGAGTTAATCGATAACAATATTTTTGATGCACCTATGGAGTTTGAACAAACTTTCACACTGAAATCTATGAGAAAAGATGATGATCCAGTAATAGAACGTAGTTTCAAAGGAGTAGTTATAGAAGTCGAGGAAGAAATTACAGAAGATACAGTATTTAAACATATGATTGAAGTTAGAGAAGGGTTAACAGGACACATGACTTGGGAGAACGCAACGATTGATAGTGAAAAAGATAATTCAAGTCAAGAATTTCATGCATATATAGATGGTAAATATGAATTAATCTGGCGCAACGGAAAGCTGGTGGAGTAAATGATACCAAAATTTAGAGCGTGGGATAAGTTCTACGAATGTATGATTACGCCTGCAGGAATTGAATTAGAAAATGGAGAAGCGTCGCATATTATAGAACAGTTGCCAGGAGAAACAACAAAATCTTCCATTAGCTATTATGAACTCCTACAATCCACAGGACTTAAAGATAAGAACGGTGTGGAGATATTTGAGGGGGATATAGTTGTTTTCAATGATGAATCAGACGACAAATATATAATATGTATGTTCTTAAGTTGTTTTGGCATTAGATTTAGCGATGTAGGGTTTGTTGAATTTTCAAATATGTTCGATGGTTCAGTAAGTACAGAAGATGTATTTACGGTCATCGGCAACAAATACGAACACCCACATTTACTAGAGGAGTGATGGCAAGTGAGTACCTTAAAAGAGATTTGTAAAGAACAAACAGAACTATTAAATGAGTGTCGCCAAAATATCAAAGAGTTAACTGAAGAAAATGAAAAACTAAAAAAAGAAGTAGAACATTTAAAAGGTATTATCCAAGATGAGGAAGATTGGAAATTACTTAAATTAGAAGAAGAATGGTTGTGATGGCGAGTGATGTACGAAGAGGGAACGACAATTCACAGAAGCACTATTGAATTACTTGATAAATTGGATGAATACTTAAAACAACGCGATCAATACAAAGCAGAACGCGACACACTAATCGATGATATAGCAGTGTTGAAAGCTAATATTAGTAGGTTGGAACGAGAGAATGAGAAGTTGAAAGAACGTAATTATCAGTTGGCAAAAATAAATGACAAACTTTATCTAAACAATTACAACTTAGAGCAAGAAAATGAGAAACAACTTGACTTACTTCAAGACTTTAGCAAATTCATTGACTATAAATTAGAGGTTATACCTGCTAACGCTACCTATAAACACTATAGAAGTGAACTAGATAAGTTGGGGATTAAGTAGATGGTAGATGAAATTGAAGTAACAGTAACGCAACCACTTACTGAATTACAACTAACAAAAGATAGTAGCATACAATCAATACCACTTAGTAACGATGCTTATGAGAAAGCGTTGAAGGGAGAGCGTGATTAGATGGCGTATGAGTATGAGAATAAAATAAATGAAGCCTTTTTCAAAGCAGGTAGAGATGGTAGAAACGTGGACAATGAGTTATTAGCAGAACTACAAGAAGCCTATCGCAAAGCAAAGGCGTTTGATGAAATTATGAAAGGTGAGTTAGGTGCTTATTACGATAAAGCAAAGTCGTTTGATGAAATAGTAAAGGCTGTTAATGCGCCATATGTTGAGTACCCAGAAGATTGGATGGTCGATGTTTTGAAAGTGGTGCGGAATTTTGAACAAGGAAGTGCACACGATGAAAGATAGAGAGTATAAAGACGCATGGCAGAAGTTGAAGGCGCAAATGTTGGAATCTTACGCGAATTATGAAGGACAGAAACACATAAATAAGAATATGGGATTTCATAAGATTTTAGAGGGTGCACAAATTAGTTTAGCTCCAGTATTAGAAGAAATGGACAAACTAGACGGCACAAACGAATTTAGCAACTTACTAAGCGATATGGAGGACGAGTAGATGGAGACAAGAAAATACGAACAAAAGGTGAATAACCCTAAAACTTCACCAAGAGTAAATGACAACTATACTTTTGTAGATGGATATGAAAACAGTCACACACTACAAATCAAACTACTAAGCGATAATGCAACTAAACCTAAACGAGCAAATCCTAGCGATAGTGGACTAGATTTATACGTATCTGAAACAGTTAACATTCCACCACATACAACTAAATTAGTAAAAACAGATGTTGCTATTAAATTACCATATGGCTATGAAGGGCAAGTAAGGCCACGTTCAGGTAAAATATTAAAAACTAAATTACGTGTGGCATTAGGAACGATAGATTACACATATCATAAAGAGGTTGGAATTATTACAGATAATACAGGAGATAAACCTATCATAGTACAGAAAGGTGAAAGATTAGCACAGCTAGTTATTGCACCAGTGAGTTATATGAATGTAGAAAGAGTGGAGAAATTTGAAAATGAATCAATCAGAGGAGCATATGGATCTACAGGAGAGTGATTAAATGAGCAAAGTTAAAGATATGACAGGTACAACTATTAATAATTTAAAGGTAATAAAGAGAATTGAAAACTATGCAGATGGCAAAGCGCAATGGTTAGTTAAATGTCATTGTGGCAACGAGTTTAAAGCAATTGGTAAGCATTTAAGAAACGGAAGTATAAAATCATGTGGTTGTTTAAAGTCAAAAAAATGGCTGAATATGGAAGAAGAAAAGCAACTCATGGAGATAGTAAAAGTAGATTATTTTCTATTTGGTACGGAATGAAAAAGCGTTGCTATTACAAAAATAGTATTAGTTACAAAAATTACGGTGGACGTGGGATACAAGTTTGTAATGAGTGGAAAGATGACTATTCAAAATTTAAAACTTGGGCTATTAATAATGGATACGATGATAATTTAACATTAGACCGAATTGATACAAACAAAGATTATCACCCAGACAATTGTAAATGGTCGACTGTAACTGAACAAAATAGAAATAAAAGAAACAACAAATTATTTAATTATAAAGGTCAAATTTTAACTCAATCGCAAATATGCGAAATAACAGGTTTATCTAAGCATCAAGTTAGCAAGGAGTTTAGCAATGAAACAGCAAGAGAAGAAAAAGGGTTCGGGTCAAGTGGAACAAGATAAAGACATACTACAAAAAGTTAAAGAGGTGTTGAGGAAATAAAAAAGCCCCAAAGTAGGGGCAGGCAACTATAAAGTGTCATTTATTAATATTTTTATTCCACAATACAAGTTATAAATTACAAAATAAATTGCACCAATAAGAGCTATAAAACCAATTATTAACAGTATTATGCTTACTGCTGTACTAGAAACCATGCCGCTATATCCTAATATAGCTGAACCAATAACTATAAGGACATAAGGTAAGATGTGGAAAAGTAAAGATTTTTTTGCATGATTTGAAACGGGTTTGTCTGCTAAAACCCAAATGACTATGGGAAAAATAATTGGAGCGAAGAAAACACTAAAATACGATAGAGCAGATAATAATCTTTCAGATTGAGTAGAATTTGTAATCATAAATAACACCTCCAATTTTATAGTAACCTAATTAAAATTAAATAAACTTATAATCAAAAAAATATTTATTAAATATTTTTGAATATTAAAAGGAGTGACGCTATGCAATACCTAATACGCACATTAACAGATTCAACCGGTCACCCTTTCATTCATGTAACTAAAGCACGGGAGAACGAAACGTTTACTGTGGTTGAGGCAGAGAGTAAGGAAGAGGCTGAACGTAAGTATAATGAAAGAAAGGACAGTGAGTAAATAGATGACTAAATATATGTTAAAGGAACCTGATAATGTTGGAGATACAGTGAGATTTCCTGGTGAAGTCTTTGATGTAAAGAGATTAAAACATTCGGTTAAGTTAAGAGGAATGAAAGAAACGTTTAAATATATTGTGGTAGGTGAAGATGAGTTGCTTAGTAAGAAGTCACTAAAAGCTCGTTTTACTAAAGGAACATATAAATCAGCAACGCCGAAACGTATATTCAAAACATTAATAATCATAGCGCTTTATGAATTAAGTAAAGAAATCACATACGAAATCATAGTTAAGAAACAGGCTAACGATATGGTAGAACAACCTGGTTACGATGAAATAGATGCATGGAAGAAATATTAAGGAGGATTAATAAATGAAGAAATTATTATTAGCAGCAACATTATTATTAACAATATTCTTAGGTGGTTGCACTTGGTTAGATGATAAAGTTAAAGATCATGAAAGTGACACAAAAGGATTAGAGAGAACGGTCACTGTTTACAGTAAAACAGGTGATGTAGTGAAACAATATAAGGGAGACAATGTAAGAACTAAATATAATGATGGTGGCGCATTAGTAGTTAACATTGATGGCAAACGTGTTCAAGTAATGAACAGCGATGTTGTGATTGAAGAAAAAGGTGCAGAGAAATACGAAATAAACAAGGAGAATAAATAACATGTGGGTAATCTTAACCTTTGTATTCAGCCTAGTAATCATAGCGTTAATCATTAGCTTGATTGTGTTGAACGATAAAAAGAACGAGAAGATATTTAACCTATCTAAACAAAACATATTACTACAACAAGAGATTAAGAGAGAGCTTAGTAGTAAGCCTTATAAAGAACCTAAAAAATTAAGTGAATCATTAAGAGAAAGATCACAAATGAAAAAGTATAACACTGATAACATACATACTCATGAATAATATGTAGATGAATCAGATGTACACAATAAGTCGAATAGAAAGTAACTGGAGGAATTAGATGTACAGTGAATCAGAAGTAAGACAACTAATCACAGGTTATCACTGGCGTGTTAACCTATTAGAACATAAAGTGTATGAGTATGATAGCACATCAACAGGACAGTATGGTATAGAAGCAGCAATGCCTAAAGGACAAGGACAGACAGGCGATAAGGTATTGGTTAGAGTGATACGTAATGACAAGGATAAAAGACATTCACAGAAACTTATAGAAGAGATAGGATTTGTTGATAAACTTGAAGGTTACATCACTAACGATAAGAACTACCATATATTGCAACTACTGAAACAAGGAGAGACTATTAAGACTATAGAGAGGCTGCTAAGTATTAGTAGAAGAAGTATATACAGTCGCATAGATAAGATAGTAGAGACATACATGAAACATCAATAGCCATGCACACTTTGCACATTTTGCACACATTACACACTATTATGTAGAGTAGCAAGGTAAGGTATATAATATCCATACAGGGTAAGTTACATCTATTGTTCCAGTAACAATTATAAATAAGCAATACTATATTATATCGAGACACATCCATTCCGCGGGTGTGTCTCTTTTTGTTGTGTAGACGAACGAGTAAGGGAGTGAACAAGTATGAAGATAGTAGTTGTGTACGGTGCACCAATGAGTGGCAAGACAACATATGTTAATAACGTAATGCAGGATATCGATTTAGTATTCGATTACGATGCATTAACGCAAGCACTAACAAAGAGTCAGTATCAACAACACAATGATAATGCACATAAGTTAGTCATGGACATAAGAAATAAGATGATAGACCATGCTAAACAAACAACAGAGGGTACACTCTACCTCATTACGACTTACTTATCTTACATGTTACAAGACAAGGTAGAGACGCACTTTAATACACAGTACAAACAAATGGATACATCATTAGATGAATGCAAGCGAAGACTAAGCATTAGTGATAGACACAATAAGCAACACGTTATGCAAGTGATACATGAATGGTATGGCAAGTATATATACAACAAAGGATTAATAGATAGTGATGAGCTAACAAAGGAAACCAAGAGGTTATACAAGTCTAAAGACTGGCATAAATTGAGACACATGGCATTAGAAAGAGACAATCATTTGTGTCAAATGTGTTTAAGAAAACATAGATATACAGATGCTGAGTTAGTTCATCATATGATTTATGTTAAAAGTGATTTTCAAAAAGCACTAGATTTAGATAATCTCATGTGTGTTTGCTCAAAGTGTCACAATAGAATTCATGCGAAAGATGAAGAGGAAGTTTTTACAACAGAAAATGTAGAAAGAAAAGTGCGAACCATAAAACTTTGATGCCCCCTGGTTTTTGTTTTGAGAAAAAGAAATAAAGAGACCGCGGACAGTTGAAGCGTTCGCAACGCAAACGGTTTTTTCATGAAAGGGGGGTAAAGATTGAAATTAACAAAAAAGCAATTAGTCAGTTATATCGATGGTTATCAAACTTCAGATGATATCTTAATAGATCTCTATTTAGAGACTTATAAATTTTATTGTCGATTAAGAGATGAACTCGAAGAGTCTCAGCTTATGTATGAACATACGAATAAAGCAGGCGCTACGAATTTAGTTAAAAACCCATTAAGTATTGAATTAACGAAAACGGTTCAAACGCTAAATAATTTATTAAAGTCATTAGGATTAACCGCAGCGCAAAGAGAAAAAATTGTTGAATCAGAGGAGGACGGTTTTGGTGACTATTAAAGTATTGAATAAACCTTCACCTAAGCTTCTCACCACATGGTATGCGCAACAAGTCGTTAGAGGTAATATTACGGCGAATGAATACGTTAGAAAAGAATGCCAAAGGCATTTAAATTACCTCAAAAATGATAATCATCGGTGGGAATTTGATGAAGAAAAAGGACATAAACCAATAAGATTTATTGAAAAGTTCTGTAAACCTTCGAAAGGCGAATACGGACAGCTCATATTACAACCATGGCAACATTTTATTATTGGTTCCTTATTTGGTTGGGTAGATAAAGAAACACGCTTACGACGCTTTAAAGAAGGCGTCGTTTTTGTTGGGCGTAAAAATGGTAAGACGACTTTGATATCAGGTTTAACCACATACGGTGCTTCAGAAGATGGCGAACCAGGGGCAGATGTTGTTTTGTTAGCTAACGGTATGAAACAAGCACGATTATTATTTGATGAATCGACCAAGATGATAAAAGCATCACCTAAATTAAATAAAAATTTCAGACCAAGAAGAGACGCCATATATTACGATAAAACAAATTCGAAAATCGAACCCCAAGCAGCAGATAGTGAGAAGTTAGATGGTTTAAATACACATATTGGTGTGTTTGATGAGATACATGAATACAAAGATTATAAATTGATTTCTGTTATAAAAAACTCTCGACAATCAAGAAAGCAACCTTTACTAGTTTATATTACAACGGCGGGTTATCAG